TGCAACAGTGTAGAGGAAAGTGGTGATACAATACCGACCCAATCCTTGATTTCTGTACTGCTCCTCCATGATCACAGGAGAAACTTCATGCCAGCAATTGCTAGGAAACATGAGCATTGTGTTGTTAGTTAAGGGGATTCTTTCCCCGGTATCTAACAACGTAAGATCGCCACCTTCAAATCGTCTTGGTTCTTTCCACAGCCAATGAAGAACAGTGATAACTGACGCATCCACATGCGGCTTATAGTGATCTGAGTTCTCGTAGTAGCTCAAAAGTGTAGAAGATGCCGTGGTCTGCAGTATTCCCATATTCCACAGAGACATGTTCGCATAAGTGCTAGTAGGACCATCAAACATCTTTCGAACATGCGTCATTATTGACGAATATTTCGGATGCTTATATACATTATTAAAGAACAGACCAAAATTTGCCTTACGAATCGTGCCATCTTCCTCGATAGATGAGCCGGTTTCTTCGGGCAAATCAAGTATTCCTGGGCGATTTAGTTGGTCGAGTTCGTGAAAAATATCTGTCAGTTCTGAATCTGTAAAATAATTTTCAATTTTTAGATAGTCGATGTGAAGATTTTGGCTCATTTATTTCGTGATTTGGAAAGAGTAGAATTTACCAGGGGCTATTTATTTGCTTCTGAAACAGCTTCGTCTTCAGAGATTTTTTCATCTCCAAATGGTTTGTTTTCGTCAGAACCTCCGAATATACTTTCGTACAGGTCACCATCTTTTTCGGGATCATAAGATTCAGGTCCATCTTCAACGCCTCCTGAAGGTACAGCGGCTTGAAAATCTTCTTCTTCTTGTAAGTCGACCTTAAAGTGGTTGGCAATCCACTCAGTTTTAGGCTTATATCCTGACTGAATCATCAGTGATACATCGGCCATTGTTAAAGTTGATTCTTCAAGACGAAACTGACGGCTAATACTTGGAGCTTCAACATTTACTCCAAAGTTGAGATCAACAATCCAACGAATAAGCGTATCGCCTAGAGTTTGAGAAACAAGTTGTGAAAGCTCCGACGCTCTAATCACACGTACAAGATTAGCAACTTGAGATGATGCCCTACTACCAGCTTCTGCTTGACCAGCTTCATCTTCTCCGCATATTAACAAAGAGATTTCCTTATCAATATATTCAATGAGGTTCATAAATATATCCGCTGATCCAGACGGATTAAGAAACTCAAGTTCATACCCTTCAGGCAAAATCATTGCCGTTTCTTGGCTTAAGTTAGATAAGTGATCATAGAGAGTGTCTATTTCAACGTTCGATGCCGATAAAGGCGCTTTTGCAATGGCTGTTGGCGTTGCGTATCTATCACCATAAAGAACATAAGATTCAATAGCACGACGACGAAACTTAACTATTGGATAGAGAACTCTGCCAAGTCCGGTGCCGTAAGGATCTCCGGTATGGGACAGCCAATATCTTTGAATAATAAATTTTCTAGCGGGCAACTCAATACCTTCAAACATGCGATTGAAAGTAAGAACACGCATTGTGAAGCCAGTATCAGCTTGCTCTGATTCCTGGAATACAAAGCGACGCTGATCACGAATGCGAACATCAAAAGGTATAATACCTTGTTTTGTTTTTTTCCACATTACTTCGCCTACACTAAACCCGCAAATTAAAGCTTCAGCAAGACCTTTATAAAGGTCATCCATATCTAGGTATTGAAGTGCTTCTTCAACGTAATCTTTAACGGCTAAATCACCAGGCTTTTCAGAAGCGGGAGTTAGTAGCCAATCGCGTGATGTAATTTCTTGGCATAATTTTGCAAACGAAGACTGAACTGACGAATCCCAGAATAGCCTTTTGTAGATTATTAATGCCCTATTGCCGCCTTTTTGAATTAAGAGATCGTCATCGGGCCGAACAATTGTGTTCCCCTGCCCAGTAAACGGGGAGGAACTACCGAACATGTAAATGCTTGATAGGTTATAGGGGTCTGTTGTATATTTAGCTACTTCACCAGTGGGCACTGGTGGGATTTGAAATCGTTTAGCCATTAGAAGCTCAAGGTGAATGAAAGAGGCGGCTGTGGAGTACTGTTAATATAATAAGTGATCACAACATCGTATAATCCGTCATCGCCATTTCTCCAATCTCCTCTTACTTCAACAGAACCAACTTCAAGAACATTTTGTTGAACGGCAATTTGAAGTTGTGTATTAATCAGTTGGGGATTAATAACTTGGAAAATGTAATCGTCAGTACCGTAACTTGCCCTCATCACACGCTCATACCATCGTGTTTCTACAACTGATAAAACATGTTGACTAACTAAATCAAAATCTACAGAAACTGCCAGTCCACCATTACTTACAGTAAGAGGATATTTGATTCCTTGAATATTAGGTTGGAGAGGATTTACGCTCATCGACGATACCTTTTGGCCATTTCAAAATTAATCTTCATCATGCGAGAACGTTTATCATTACTCTCCATTTTTGTAATTGCCACTTTTTGTAATTCGTCTCTTAAAAGATTAAGTGGTAATGTGGCATAAAGCATTGGTTCAAATAAATCGGAATTTATTTCAATGTGAGTCTCAGGTTCCCTTTCATCAGACTCTTCAAGAAGGCTGACACAGAGGGTGGTAAGTGAAACACCCTCTAATGCAGCCCGTTGTTTGAGTTTAGAATGAAGGGAATCTTCGACGTTGACCAGTAGGCGTTTCATCTTAGATTCCCTTTTTTTATTAGATAGCGTTATCTTCACCAACACCCAAAGCATTGAGCTCATTTTGCATATTGCCAATAGCAACACGGATGAGATCCACTTGGATGCGCTCCAGAGTAGGAACAGGCACAACAAACACTTTTGCATTTACCAGACCAGATTCCAAACCGGTAGGAGTTTGAATCCGCTCATCGCAGATCACTTGGAAAGCTTCGCCAGGACGAGAACCAAATAATGCTCCACGAACATAAAGTTCATTAAGAACACTATTACCGATACTTATGATCTTGTTATAAACGAGGCCAAAACCATCAATTATATTAAAGATTTGACTATCGAAAGCACGGCGGAGTGAGCCATATACCACGTTCATGATCACGCGAGTGTTCACGAATTGGAATAAACGCTGTTCTGCATCGTCTTGGTTTATACGAGTGCGGCCGCCCCAGATAAATACTGTAGATCCGTAGCCAGGTAGCGTGCGAAGAACATTGCAACCTTTGGGGTTGAGAATATCTTGCTGAGTGCTATTGATTGGGATCTGTATAGCTGAAGCACCATTAAGTGGGTATTTTACGCCAGCAGGTGGATACTGGAATCCTTCAGAGCGGTAGCGGCGAATAGCCACGCCAGTTACGAATGGGCTCGGGGGCACAAAGGCACCAGAGGAATTCTTCACATACGGGCCATAGTAAGCGATGAAACCACGTGCGTTGAAGTACTGCTGACTATCTTCGAGAAGTTTCTGAGCATCGTCGATGCCAGTGGCAAGAACAACACATGCAGGTACGCCTTCGTTAAATGTTCCGCGTAAAGCGTAGTCAACTAGCTCTTCGGATGTTACCGCATTAAAACGGAAGAGATTCGTAGGAGCTTGCTTATAAGAAGTATAGCGAAGTTGAACTTCTGCACCCCATAGAATGATCTTATTATCTAGGCTGTCTACAAATACGGGAGTAATGAAAGAAGCGGTCGAACGATCTTGATCTACAAGAGGTACACAGAATAAGTTATCTGTTTCATTGTTTCCAATGTTAAGATCACCTAAGAAACCAGCTGTCAAACTTTCGCCGTAAACAGAGTAGTAAGCGTCTGAAACTTGACCATCAACACGATAGAAACCGAGTTTATGGGTGGCCCCTAAACCAGCGGCGCCAGAAAGTGGATCAACATTTGCAGGATAGAATGTAGGAAGTACATTGTAAGTATTGAAACCATACTTACGACCGCGAATAAGATTCACTAAACCTTCATTGCTGTAGGCAGAAGTGTTTTCACGGGCAATCCCTAAACCACTATATGAAAGTGTGCTTTGACCAGCAGTTAAAACCGCAAATTGAATAAAGATTCGGCTGTTTAAATTGCTTTGAGTTGTTGCAAGAAGGAATTGATTTCCATTAACAACACTTACATAATAAGGTATAGATGCTTGTGAAGTTGAAGGAGAAACTAAAGTTCCGCCAGTAGATTTGTTTAGCGGCGTGGTGAAATAAATCTTTTGTCCGCTATTTAAACCATGATTTAAGCAGTTAAACAAAGCAGAAGACACAGAAGCTGTGGGGTCTAACTTAGTAATATCTGCAGTTAAGAAAGTACGAGTAAACTGTGCAACGTTAAAGTTCTCAGTGCTGTTTTGGAGAGTTCCGGGGAGGTGGAGAGTGTTAATATTAAGAAGCTGATTTGTAGAGTTAAGGATTAGATCAGAAGTTTGACCGTCTATTTCTACAAACAAATCCCATGCTGGAATCTCATAAGTAAGAATACCAGTTCCTTTGGTCTGCAAAGTGGCAAAACCAGCTGCTGGAACAATAGGTGTGCCGCCAGCAAAAGTAAGGACTAATGGGAGCTCAGCTTCAGTGTAGCCTGAACCAGCATTAGTAATAATAACACCTGTTACTCCATAACCAAGAACAGCAGTCGCGGTTGCAGAAATAATGGTATTTCCGGCATCCAGGGCTGATGGAGCAAAAGTAACTGTTGGGGCACCAGTGTATCCAGCACCTCGGTTAACAATGCTCAGAGTAG